CGCGGGCGGCGCGCAGGTGCAGCAGCACACCGCGAACGGCGCGGTGACGCGCTTCGCGGCGGGCGCTGTGGGCACGCCCTCGCTCTCCGCGTTCGGCGATGTGAACACGGGCCTCTGGTTCCCGGCGGCGGATACGGTGGCGCTCTCGACGGCGGGAGTGGAGGCGCTGCGGGTGAGCAGCGCCGGCGTGCTGTCGCTCGTCAACAACCCGACCCTTTCCGGCGGCACCGCCAACGGCGTGCTGTACCTCAACGGGTCGAAGGCGGCGACGAGCGGGAGCGCGTTGACCTTTGATGGCACGACCCTGATTGCTTCGGCAGGGTCTCCGGTGGTCCGCGCTACGGCAAGCACAACGGGTGCGCTGTATGGCTTTGAGTTTAACGGCGGTGCGCTTGATGCGTTCATCAAGGCGCAGCCAAGCAACGCAGAGTTGCGGCTGTCGTCTGGCCGCTCTGCCGGGTGGGGCGGCTTCATGTCGTTCTACACGGACACATCGGAGCGTATGCGCCTCGACCTCAACGGCAACCTCGGCATCGGGACGACTTCGCCGGGGGCGCGGTTGGATGTTGTTACCGGAACAGCGCGGTGGCGCATTTCCAACGACGGCTCTGGCAATATCATTGACGAGGTTCTTGACTCAACTGGCGCGGCTTACCGCGACTACAAACTGTATGGGCTGAATCTCATCTCGTACACAAGCGGCGCAGAGCGTATGCGCCTCGACTCCTCCGGCAACCTCGGCATCGGGACGAGTTCGCCGTCGCAGCGGCTTCATTTGGTCGGCGGCAACTACCGCCAGAACGATGCGACCAATTCGTTCGGCTTTGAGATGCAGAACGGCACGGGAACCTCGCGGATTGTCACCATCTCTGGCGGCTCCGCGTTCGCTATCCAGTCGGGCAACAATGGCGTCGATTATCTGAATCTCGACGGCAACGGCAGCGTCACCATTGGGTCAAACGTTGTCGCCACCAACGCGACCAACGGCTTTTTGTATGTTCCGACTTGCGCCGGAGTGCCGACCGGAACGCCGACCGCCAAAAGCGGATACGCACCCATCGTCGTTGATACGACCAACAACCGTTGGTACTTCTACTCCGGCGGCGCTTGGCGCAATGCCGGGCCGTAACACACAGGAGACACGCATGGAACTCACCCTCAAACTGACCCGCGACGAAGTGCAGGGCCTGATGAACATCCTGGGCGAACTGCCCACGAAGTCGGGCGTGTTCCCGCTCGCCGTCAAGATCAAGGCGCAAGCCGATGAGCAGCTCATCGCCGCGCAGAAGGTGGAGAGCGAGCCATGACCACGCCGATCGAGCGGGCAGCGGATGTCGCGGCTGCGGGCAGCGTTACTGCGGCCGGAGTGTCGTGGTTGTCGCAAGCCAATGCGGTCATCGCAATGGTCGCCGGGCTCATCGCCATCGTCGCGGGCTGCTTCGCCATCGCGGTGCACCTCAAGAACTTGAGGAAGCCCTGATGGAGCCGAAGTGGCTCGCCCGCGCGCGCGCCTTCATCGGGCTGCGAGAAGTGCCGGGCGTCGCCACGGCGCCCGTCATCGCCCGCTGGCTCGTGCAGCTCAAGGCGTGGTGGAAGGACGACGAGACGCCGTGGTGCGGCACCTTCGTCGCCGCCGTGCTCGAGGCCGAGGGATTCCCGAAGCCCCCGCATTGGTACCGCGCGCGGGCGTGGCTCAACTTCGGCACCGCGCTCACGCACCCGGCCGTCGGCGCCCTCGTCATCTTCGAGCGCAAGGGCGGCGGGCACGTCGGCTTCCTCGTCGGGCAGGACGAACGCGGGCGGCTGATGGTGCTCGGTGGGAACCAGGGCAACTCGGTCAACGTCGCGCCGTTCGAGCGCAGCCGCGTCCTCGGCTACCGCTGGCCGCAGACCAACATCGTGCCGGGCGGCTACCTGCCGCTCGTCGCGTCCAACGGGGCGAAAGCCTCCATCAACGAAGCGTAGGAGCAAGAGCATGAACGGAGAACAGATCGCAGGCATCGTCCGCGCCGTCGTGGCCGCCATCGGTGGCTACCTCGTGGGCAAGGGCATCACCGACGCCGAGACGGTCGCCGCCGTCGCGGGCGCCGCGGCCACCGTGGCCGTGGCCGTCTGGTCGGTGCTGGCGAAGAAGAAGAAGCCCGAGGCGGTGTGAACCGTCTCTACCTCGGGGTCGGCCTCGCGCTCGCGCTGGCCGGCCTCGGGTGGCTTGGATACCGGACGGCCTACCAGAGCGGCTACGAGGCCGCTGAGGCGGTCGTCCGGTCGGAGTGGCACCTCGAGCGGGCACGCGCCGCAGAGGCCGCCAGAGAGGCCGAGGCGCGCCTGTACGCCCGGCATCAGGAGGTAGAGCGTGGACTCACCCAGAAACTGGACGCTGCCGATCGCCGCGGTCGCGACCTTGCTCGCCGGCTGCGCGACGCCCTTGCCGCCCCCGGCGTGCCCCAAGCCTGTGCCGATGCCCCCGCGCCTGATGGTCCCGCCGGAGAGCCCGGCGACGCGGGAGGCCTTGGAGCGGCTCTTGCCGACCACCTCGCCGCCTGCGAGCGAGACGCCGCCCGCTTCGCTGAGCTCCAGGGGCTCGTGAGGTGAGCCGCTGCCGGCACGCCCGCCTTGGCATCCCGAAGCGGTTCCAACTGCACGGGCACGAGGTGAGCGTCCGCATCCTGCCGCTTTCCAAGTGGCCGCACACCAAGCGCGCCGTCGGGATCTACGAGCCCGGCCTGCACCGCATCGACCTGCGCGGCGACCAAGGCGATACCGAGCTGCAGCAGACCTTCTGCCATGAGCTCGTACACGCGCTGCTCGATGAGATGAACCACAAGCTCAGCTTTGACGAGCAGTTCGTCGATGCCGTGGGCAGCCTGCTCGCGCAGGCACTCGCTTCGTTCCGCAACTCTTGAGGGTCCATGCCACTCACCGCCACAGACCAAGAGTTCATAGCCGCCTGGCAGAGACTCAAGAAAGCCTCGGCAGTCTCCAAGGCACTCGACATCAACCTGCGCAGCGTCTACAGCCGCCGCCGGGCGATGGAGGCGAAGTACGGGATGGCGCTCGAGGCAATCAACCCGATCCGCGGCACGGGAGAGCAGAGTCTCGCCGGACGCCGCGCTAACGCCCTCGCCGCCGAGCGCGCCGAGCGGTACGAGGGCGAGATGCACGACACGCTCACGGACGGCGTGGTGCTCGTGGCGTCCGACTGCCACTACTGGCCCGGCATCGTCACCGTCGCGCATGAGGCCTTCTGCCGCCTCGCCAAGGCGCTGAAACCCGCCATGATCGTGCTCAACGGCGACATCCTCGACGGCGCTCGCATCTCGCGGCACCCGCGCATCATGTGGGAGCAGCAGCCGCAGCTGCGAGACGAGATCCACGCCGTCCAAGACCGCTGCGCCGAGATCGAGCGAGCGGCGGGCACCGCCAAGCTCGTGCGCACGATCGGCAACCACGACGCACGCTTTGAGAACTACCTCTCCGGCCGGGTGAGCGAGGTCGAGGGAATGCCGGGCTCGACGCTCTTGGACTTCCTGCCCCGGTGGCGGGCGGGCTGGGCGCTACACCTCAACGCGCGCACGGATGGGTGGACCTGCATCCGTCATCGCCCGGTCGTGGGCGGCATCCACGCCGCCATCAACAGCACCCTCAAGGCGGGCGTGTCATACGTCCACGGCCACCTCCACCAGCTCAAGGTCACTCCCTGGGCGGACTATCGCGGGCGGCGCTACGGCGTGGACACCGGCACGATGGCCGACGTCGGCGGCCCGCAGTTCACTTACGTCGAAGGTGGCCCGCTCAACTGGGCGTCAGGCTTCGCGGTGCTCACCTTCCGCGAGGGGCGGCTCCTGCCGCCCGAGATCGTCGTGGTCGATGGCGGGAAGGCGTGGTTCCGTGGCGCGGTCGTGTGACTGCGGGGAATTTGTGTACACGATTCCCAGAAAGCGGGGTACTGCAGGGCATCACAGTCCCAAGCAAATCAGCAACTTGCTGACCTGCTTGGGGGCTGTGGCATCCTCATAACCCGAAGGTCGTAGGTTCAAATCCTACCCCCGCTACCAACAAAATCAGGCACTTACGACGAGATGCGAAAGGCCTGAGACGACGAGTGTGGGGAATTTGTGTACAGACTTCCCACAATCAGTGCAGGCGCGAGGCTAGCCGCTCCGCCGCGCTGACCAGATGATCGACCGGCAGGTGGACGTAGTTGTCGATCATCGCCGGCGACTTCCACCCGCCGAGATCCTGCAGCGTCTTGCGGTCCGTGCCGTCGAGCGCGAGCCACGAGGCGAAGGTGTGCCGGATGTCGTGGAACCGGAACCCGTCCGGCAGCCCCGCCCGCTTGGTGTACCGCTTCCACTGGTGGTGACACGGCGGCTCGACCGGGAACACCCGCGCCTCGCCCTCTACCCGCAGCTGCTGCTCGAGCAGCGCCTTCGCGGCTGAGTTCAGCGGGCACACGATCAGGTTCCCGGCCTTGGTGTCGATCGGCTGCACCCAGCAGAGGCCGCGCGCGAGGTCCACCCGGTCCCAGGTAAGGCCGAAGACGTTGCTCTTGCGCAGCCCGGTCATAAAGGCGAACCCGACCGCAGCGCGCAGCCCCGCCGGCAGCACCTCGAGCAGCGCCTTCGCCTGCGCCGGGGTGGCGATGACCATGCGGCTGCCGTCGCGCTTGTCGCCATAGGTGCGCAGCGCAGGCACCTGCTCGATCCACTCCCAGTCGCGGCAGGCCGTGTTCAGCACCGAGCGCAGCGTGATGATGTAGTTGTTCCGCGTGCCGGGCGTGGCCGGCGTGCCCTTGCGCGTGACGAGCTGCTCAATCTGCTCACCCGCCCACGCGCGCGTGATTTCCGTGAGCGACATGCCCTCGGCGCGTGCACACCAGAACGCGAGGTGGTGGGTGTAGTCGCGGATGGCGCTCGCCTTGGCGTGCTCGGCGAGCCACCGCTCGGCGGCCTCGGTGAGCGAGCGCGGCTGCTTCGCGCCGAGCTTCTCCTGGCGCCAGAGCTGCGCCCTCAGTTGGTCGTGGAGTTCCTGCGCTGCTTTGCGATCAGATGTCTCAGCAGAGCGCCGGAGTCGCCCGCCGTTCGCGAGCGGGATGTCGAGATGGTAGGTGTTGCCGCGTTTGTGGATGGACATGGTTTGCATCGCTCCTTGGTTGCTTCGAGGATCTCCGCGACGTTCACTCGGATTGCGATGCCGAACCTGTAGTGCGGCACCTCACCACGGTCAACGAGCCGGCGGAGCGTCTTCACGCTAACACCGAGTCGCGCCGCCGCGTCAGCAAGTGATGTAAGCACCTGCTGTTGAGATTCTCTCAACACCTCACCCATCCGTCAACTCTCCGCGCATGAGCGGCAGAAAGTCCTCAAGTTTCAAGACGATGCGCCACGGTTGGCCGTTCGTGCGGTAGGCCACGACGGGCACTTCGCCCGGCTGGCAGTGCTCCTCGATCTGGCGGCACCAGGCGGGCAAGGCGAGCGTCTCGCGGCGCTTGGCCTCAATCCGAAACTTGCCCACCTGGATGTCGTCGCCCGAGTCGCGGGCCTGACCCAGCTTCCTTTTCACGACGAAGCCAAGCTCGTCGCTCAGGATCTGCGCCAGCTCCCGCTCCGCCGCTGCGCCCTTGTTCCGTGACATCCTTCCGCCCATCGTTCCAGCTCCTTCGCCACCAGTGGCCGTTCTTCGGCTTACTTGCCACGCGGATCTTCGCCCGCGAGCAGCCGTGCGTAGAACAGCAGCTTGCCGGCCTCCTGCTTCGGGTCGTCCTTCGCGCCCAAGCGCCAGTTGTACTTGGCGACCTGCCCGCGGAGATACCCGCGCCATTCGTCCTCGGTGAGCTGCGCGCGGATGGCGTCGATGCACTCGACGCCGCCCCGGTTGTAGTGAGCCGGGCGCTTGACCAGGTCGAACTCCTGCACGGCGATGCCGCACTTGTGGTAGTCGTCCCAGACCTCGCCGCAGCGTTGGCAGACGTTCCTGTTCATGCGTACCTCAGAACGGGATCGGGTCGTTGAAGTCGGCGTCGTCGGCCACCGGCGGCAGGTTCGACAGGTCGCGCTTCTTGCCGCGCCGCGGCGTGCTCTCGGTCACCTTCGCCGAGAACACCTTGCGCATCGCCTCGACCACGGGCTCGGTCACCGTGCCGGCGCTCGAGGCCGCGAGCTCCTTGCTCGAGTAGCCGTCGAGGCCGTTGCGGAACGTCTTGCCAGTGTCCTTGTGCGTGTACTCGATGTACGCATCGCCACCGTCCACCGCCTCGCCGAACGGCACCAGCGCCGGGATGAAAAGGTGCTGGTCGCACGCCGTGCGCTGCGCAGCCTTGTCGAGCAGCCGATCCTGCGCCTCGCAGCGCCACGCGCCGTTCGACGCCGGGGTCGCCTGGACGCAGGTGCGGCAGCTCACCTCGGCCACCTTCTGCTCGTGGCAAAGAGAGAAGAACGTGCAGCCCTTGCACTTGTAGTGCGCCGGGTCTTCGGAGAGCTTGGCAGGCGTGGTCGGCGAGTCGATGACCCGCTTCGCCCGCCCGCGCAGGGCCTCGAACGCCTCGGCGTCGAAATGCACCCACTCGGTGTAGATCTCGTCGTTGTCCTTGT